ATCTTTAGGCCAGGATTTGCAGCATAACGTTTGTTATACTTACGTCTCAACTTTTTAGTATATACTATACTTGAATTACCCACAAATCTTTTTAAATAACCTTTCCAGTCAAATTTAGGTGGGTCAATATGCATTAGTCTGTGTATAATATTTGCTAACTCCCCTGGTATATGACCTTGTTTCTTAGCTGTTTGTTCTGCTGAGTCCTTTAACTGATGTTCTATTTGTTTTTGTACTAATTTCTTATCAGCTTCAGGTAGCTCATCAAACTCTTCCCATGTACTATGACAATACTGTGATTCACCGTCCATTTGATTCATCAAATTATCAAGTGATGGAGATGTGCCATCTTTCTTTGCTTGCATCAACAGATCATAATATTCTCTTGTACCTGCTTTCTTAGGAAGATTTAATTCAGGAAAACTTGATAGTAATAAACCTCCTTTAGGTAGTTTACTTTCCAGTATGTACTGGTTGATCTCCAAATCAGCTGCTATATTAAATAACTTATGATTAGAATATGTATCTCTTAATAATAAATGGCCAAATGCAATATGCAATAGTTCATGTTTTATTAAACCAAATCTGTGGTCTTCACTAAGTTCATTGTAAAACTCTGGGTTTATAGTCAATTGCATACCAATACCATGCTTACTTACTCCTGCTGTAGGAATACGCTCACTATATTGTTTATTGATACCAATTAAAAAGAGCCCGTAAAAGGGCTCAGTAAATATTAATGTTTTGGTTGTTCTTGCAACCTGGTCTTGTATATTAATCATTCATTAATTTATCTAAAATTTGTTTATAAATTTCATCTGCTTGTTGTTCAGATAAAAATGTGTAAAGTATTTTTCCAGTTTTAGTAGTAAAATCTACTTTCACTGCTTTTGCAAAACTCTTTCTATCTGTAAACATAAGTCCTTTAAACATTAAAGGATCTATTATGTTTCTATCTTTATATTGATTGTCCCATATTTCAAAAGCCATTGCCTTATCTTCTGTTGAACCAGCAAACATTTGTTTTAATCTAAAGAACTCTTCAATTGTTATAATTTTTTTATTTTTCTTCATCTAAAATTATTTCTATCCATACACCGGGGTTCTCTTTATCATAAGTATATTGTTTAAATGTTGGTATAATGAACTCAGCATTATCATCTTCAATCCATCCATACTTAACCATATCATCTTGCACTGTTTGTGCAGGATTTATATAATCAAACTTATGACGGCTGCCTCTAATAAATTCAAAGCTTATTTTTACTGGCAGATTGAGTTCAGCAACTTGTGTTTTAAACTCTTCAGTTAATTTAGTATAATGTTCCTTGGTAGCCTTTCTGTAATTCATTACAGCTTTGCTAGCAATAAAGTATTTACCTGTCCAACGCCTACCATTTTTACTGCTAGGTACATTACCAGGTATAAACCATCTTCTTTTAGTCATAATTATTTATTTAAAATCTTTTTTAATATTGGTTGTATAATAGAATGTACATATCCAAAATCATTTTCTTTCATTGCATCAGATATATCTTTAGCTGTTGGGAATATCATTCCTGATAAGTTATACATTTCATGGTACTTTTTGATAGCAGCTTTACCTGCGTCATCATTATCAAAAAGAGTTATTATTGTTTTATATTTTTTCTTAAGATGTTCTATTATATGAGCTTTGATCATAGTATTCTCACTATCTGGTGCTAACACTTCTAAATTATATCCCATACCTTTAAGACACATTGCATCCTTAAGAGATGAACATATAACTAAATAAGGCTGGTTAAATTGTAGTTGATCAAAACCTTGTAAATAAGGTTTAACTTTATGGAACTTGTGACTTTTACTATGAGGTTGGTAAATTTTATATACTTCTTTGTTCTTATCAAAGTAGCCATACATATATTTACTAGCAATCCTCAACTTTCTAATTTCTCCTGTTTCTTCTTTTATAAGGTTATAATATTCTATTGGTTTAACATTATAGGTGTCTAGCATTGTCTTGCCAATTCTATATGATAACCAATAATCTTTATCTTCTATTGTCCACTCTCTAAGCTTTATAAAATCTATTTCCCACTTAGATTGAGGTTGAAATTTTTGTTCTATATATTCTGATGATCTTACATATGTGTTGTAATCTTTTACTATTTTTTGCATAGCAGTTGGGAAATCTACATTGAACATTAATTTAACTAAGTCAATTTTATTACCACTTTTACCTGTAGAGAAATCCTTAAACTTATATTGCATAATTGTTTTATCAACGTATATACAGAAGCTAGGAGTTCTTTCATTAGGATTAAAAACTGATACAATCTTTAAATCCTGACCAGTTAACTTCTCTGGTAAATCTAAATAGTATTGAAACACCCACGTACTTGGTACATCTTGCCCTTCTATAACAAAATTTTTAGTGTTAAACATAATTTAAAAATAAGAAAAAGAAATGGGGATAACATAACATTACCCCCTTTCTTTTAAATTAACTAACTATAAATCAAAATCATCACCACTAGCTACAGCTGGTTCAAAGCTGGTTGTAGTAGGTGCATCTTTCTTAATCATTGGTCTGAAATGATTGGTATCATTCTTATCAAATGTTAATAGATTAGAGTTTTCAGTGTCTAATGCTTCCAATGGTACACCATTTCTACTTCTCTTAGGTAAGAACAAATCATTATTTACATAACCTTCTTTGTTTTCCCACTCACGTGCACCTAAGCATGCATTAATGTATCCAGTATCAGCACATACCTTTGACGCCTTTGCCATAAAGTCTTCAATTGTATTTGCCTCAATAGCATCAAGCTCACTTCTTTTATTAACTACCTCAGCAAGAAATACCATAGCTTTTAAGACTTCTGTGTCTCTGCTTATTTCATTACCATTATTTAATGTAGCATCTTTAAATGGATATGGTGAGAATCTAACTCTACCTACCTGACCTTGATATTTTGGTCCATTAGGATTATTCATATCTTTTAAGAAACCATTAAACTCACCTGATACAGGCTCACCTTCTATATGTAATGTTATATTGTATGCGTCTGCATCATATGGTGTTTGATCAAATGTAATTGAATTAATCTTTACTTTGTGATTACCTGTTCCAATTACTGGTTTAGTTCCACCTGATCCGGCAGACATGTCTTTAGTATTTAACATAATTTACTTTTTTATTAATTATTAATTATTGATTATATTCTTCAATACAATCTTTTACAAATTTAAGGTCATTTGAGATGAACTCATCTTCAAACATACCCATAGGTGATTTACATGTGTTCTCTCCATTGTTTTGGGTTTCAAAACCATATTCAAGTTCACCATCATCATTTTTATTTACCTTACCAAATAATACAATAGAAAACAAACCTTCCAAAGTAAGAGTATTGTCAATCATTTTACCAATAGTCTTTGCTTTAATTCTTCTGTTTCCATTTATATCAGTTGAATCTTCTGAGTGAGTTAAGAAAATAACAGTTAGGTCATCTCTCAAGTCTTTTGGAAGCTTTGCAACCATTGCTAAGTTAGCTGCAATCTGAGTGAATTTATCATAACCTTTTTCATTAGCTCTATCAAAATACTCAAAAGAACTCATATATTGCCAATCATCTACAACAATAGTTTTGATGTTTAGCATTTTATCATTTACATGTTTCATTGCTTTGATTATACCTGGTGCACTTGATGCAGAGGTAAGATTACCTTTTGGATTCTCTTTGCTAATCTGAGTATATTTACTCTTATAGCCTTTGAACGGTAAAGGTTTATTTGCAATGTTTATAATGAAAGTCTCTTTAGGATCTAATGTTCTGATTGAGGTAGACTTTCCTGTACCTGAATCTGCAATTACTAATACGCTTTGTGCCATTTATTTTACTATTTTATTTATTACTTTGGTTAATGTTATTAATGTCTGATTAATTTCTTCTAGCTTTTCTATCAAAGGGTCTACAACTACATCATCAGGATTAGGTATACTAGGATTTGCAAAATCTAATATTACCTGCTCTTTTTTTTCTGGTCCTCTACTAGTTACATCATTTATTACTTTGAGCTCACTAGCTGGAACCATGTGTCTTTGAAACCCAGAGTTACTGGTTATTAATTCAAACTCTTCTTTCCAATGAGGATTATGCTTTAATAAGTATAACGTTCTCTTAGGATCTTCTGAGTCATAATCAATACTTACAAACTCTGTATATATGTCTGTCTCTTTCTCTAGTTCACTAGGAAAGAAACTAACATGTAGATCATCCTTACCAGATGGTCTATAAGCCATCTTAGGAATATATAGTGCATTC